CTATTTAAATAATTTTTCAAAAGTATTAAATCCACATAATCCATCTACAACCAAACCATTTTTTGATTGAAAACTTTTTATTGCATTTATAGTTGCATTGCCGTATATTCCATCTGCTCCATATGAACCAACGCTATAACCTTTTGCAATTAACATAAATTGTACTAATTTAGTAATGTTACCACTCATACCACTTCTTAATACTGGGCAAGCACCTTTAGTAGCAGATCCAAAAATACCATCGATTGATAATCTTGAACCTAATTGCTTATTAAACTCAGTTTGAAGTGCCATAATTGAATGTTTTTTACTATCAGCACCAAATATATTATCAACTGCTAATTTGTAACTATAAGTACTATTTAACCAACTCTGAAAGTCTGCTACATTTCCTGTTGCTCTTGTTTCTGTACTTTGTGTTGCTCCATTTACTATTTCATCGAACGGATAATTCTTTCCTGGACAAGCAGTATTATTAACATCTGAATGTTTTAGTACTTTACTTATTCCATATTTTCCTTTTAAATAAGATACTAATTCAATTAAACTATTTTTCTGTGCTACTGGCATTGTTTCATTTTCAAAATTACCTTCTGCACATATACCTATTGAATTATAATTACTTCCATATGCATGAGCACCTATATATTCTTCTGGTCTTAATCTGTACACATTACCATCTTTTCTTACTAAAAAATGGTATCCTGCACCTTCCCAACCATTATTTAAATGCCATTGATGAATTTGTTCTGCGGTACAATTTGAACAAGCGCTATGGTGTAATATTAATCTATCAGTTGATTGTCTTTTACTCATTGATTTAAATTTTAAATTAGTTTCTATTATATTCATTTTCTTACTTCCTTCTTTCTATATATATTTTTACTTTTTGAACTTAATTGCTTTATTTTTTCGTTCTATTCTCCTTTAAATTTTGTTACTGCTTTGTTCCCTAACAAATATGTTGATATAACTGCAATTACTACTGCTATTGTATTTGTTAATTTATCAGCATTAATGTTCCAAATTGGAGCAATACCAATTATTAAAGCATTAATAATAGTTAATACATTAAGAACATACTTTGATATCTTCTTTACCATACTATCTTCCTCCTTCCAATCTTGTTAACCTTAAGTCTATATTTTTTATTTGCTCTTCTACTACAGGCATTCTTCTTGCAAAATTATTATGTTCTCTTACTTCACGTGTAAGTTCTTCTATTTTTGTATCTGTTACTGCCTGATTTTTCTGTGTTTCACTTTTGATGTCATTAACAACCTTCCTATTACTAAATATATTCGTTACGAGCACTCCCGCAAACGACATTACACCAGTAATAATTGCACCTATTAATCCTGTCATGACTTCTCCTTTCCAATTATTAAAACTAATTAGTCCACAATTAGAAAAGACCATTATCAAACTCGATATGGTCTATTTGTGAACTATTACATATTTTTATCCTTCTGGATTCCATAACCAAGTATCATTATATTTTGTCCATTCACCATTGATTTTTATATATTGAATTGCTCTCTTCCATTCACCATTGATTTTTATCCAAGGCATAACAAATTTGTATTTATTATTTACTTTATATTGCATACCACTAAATGAAGGAAGTGTTAAATAAATAAGCGTATAATCTTCAAAATAATAATAATTATTTGCATTAACATATCCACAGGTTAACCTTACACCTTGTCTACCAGTTGTACATTCAAATGTTTCTGTAGATTCTAAAATTTTTGTCCATTCGTATGAATTATTTGAAACCTGAGTTCCATTAATCCAAACACCCGTTACCATTATTTGTACATTCTGAATTTCTTGAATATTACTACCTATTCGAATATAACAAGTCCCAACATTTTGTCCACCACTTGACTGACTACTATCTAATTTTATATATAACTCACTTTTAACTGTCCAAGTAAAATCAGTATTTTGTGTAACTTTAAATGTTTGTTTAAATATTGGATTGTTATTATGTGGATTACCATAATAATTTAATGCTTCTCCAGTTAAAGAATTTGTAATTAAACTAGGTAATTTAGCCATTCATATCACCTTCTTAATTATGTTGGAGATAAATATCTCCATCTTCGCCCAGATCATTTTCTGGAACCGTTGTTCCATGTAAAATAACATTTTGTTTATTTTCTACTTTTTTCTTTAAATCAACTACAGTTGAATCAATATAATATTTAATAGACATATTAGATTTTAAATCTTCTTCTAAATTTAAAGTGCTATTACCTTCTAACAATTCAAAATCTACTTTACCTAAGTCGATAATTTCTGGTTCTGATAAAGGATACTGAATAATTACTGGTGTCCCAGCATCATATAATGATTTTAACTTTGCTTTAAATTCTTCTTCACTCATTGAACTTAAAGTATCATCATAAATTTGAACTATGTTTTGTCCTAAAGTAATACCATTAATGCAATTGTAAGTGTTATTTCTATTTGTTGGCTTGAAATGAGAACATAATAAATCTGGTATTACATCACTGTTTATACTTGGTAATCCATCGCAAGTGATATTAAATCTATATTTATTACTTTGCAATGTAGTTTGCCTTGTTATTGACTCATTACCAGTTAAAACAACTTCTTTTATTTTTTTATTTATCTTTACTCTACCATTTTCAATTGCCAATTCATCTTTTACTGATTTATCTTTGTTAGAACATAAGTTGTTACCTTTTAAAACAATATTCATTATCTTTTTTTGATATGGTTCATATGGTTTAATAATTGTTCCTTCCATCAGCTGTGCATTTGTTGGTATTAACTCTAAATTTATTGCAAATTTTATATATTTACAATTTTCTGGAGTTGTAAAATAATCAACTACAGTTCCTGTTCTAGATAAATAGTTTTTATTTTTATCATAATAATCAATATAACAAACCTTATTTACTTCATTAGAACTAAATTTATATGTAGTTTTTTCTTTTACTTTTACAAAATCATTTACACCACTATAGCCACTCCAGTATAAAACATTACCTTGTGATGTTATTTTTTTTACGGTAAATGGTGTTTCGTCAATATTGAGTATATTTTCACCAACATTTTCTAATTGTAAATAATTACTTCCATATGGTACATAATCATTTACTTTTTCACTTAACATAATTTTAACATTATTTGCATTAGTTATTGTTGTTCCTACTTTTGCCCAAAATACAACAGCAACTGTTCTTATCGTTTTATTTGCAATTCTAGCAACCTTGTTTGGAATTATGTTTTGTTGTGTTTCATCCGTGTAATAAACCCTTAAACAAATATTGAAATTTGCACCATCATATGGTTGACTACAATAGAAATAATAATCTTTATTTGATTGTATTTTTTTACTCAATATTAAAATTTGTTTATTATAATCTTTATCTACTACAGTTCCACTTAAATCAAATGTATTGTTGTCGTTTTTTTTCAAAGTAATGCCGTTTATGGTACAAGTATCTATTAGCAAACTTTCATCAATTAAATTCTCTATACCTTTAATATTTTCTATCTCTTGCGGATAATTCGGACTTGGACTTACTTGTCCTCCAACATATGGTTCAAAAGAAGTATCAGCAGTATCTGTACCTTTACATAACATATATTTATTTGTTATTGTTAATGATTCATCTCCCCAATAACTCGTAGTAGATGATTGTATAGCAACAGTATAAGAAACATATAATGATTTGTCGATAATAAATGAGGCTTTTTTTGAAATAGAATTGTAATACATATAGGTTCCATCTTTTTTCTTTGCATTTATTTGAATATATGATTTACCGTTTGTTATTTCTTGAGATATAGTATATGTTTGTCCATCTTCTAACTTATCTATAATATTTTGACTTTTCATTATTAAAGTATAATTTGTTGTAGGTTTACCAGTTGTTGTTATACTTCCATCAGAGTTTATAGTGTTTGTTAATCCATTTATACTTTGTAAGTTATCTATATAATTTAATAAATTCTTTCCTGTATATGTTTTCTGCTCTGTTTTACCTTCTAATGAAAATTTAACAACACCTTTGTTATTAACTATTTTTAAATCCTCTTCACCAGAAACTTCATCAGTAATGCCTGTAGGAATATGAACAGAATCTCCAACATTTTTACCATTTGCTAATAATTGTAAATTATTTGAATCTAAATCATATTTTGCATTATCTACTTTATTAGAATTTAGATTATTAATTTGATTTTGTAAATTACCTGCAGCATCAGAATCCAATTGATTTTTAATACTATCAAACCATGTATCGAATCCATTTGTACTATCAGCAATAAATTTATCAAAAATTGCTTGCATTTGGATAAATAATTGTTCTGTATCAGGAGTTTTTATTGGTGAAATAACATTCCCACAATCACTATTAATAAATCTACAATCTTCTATTAAATCTTGTGTTATTTCTGTTGTCCCTGCTGGAATATAAACTTTTGCAATTCTCAGATCATAAATTGTTGATGTTCTTGTTAAATCAGGCGCTACTGGATTATTTAAAAATGAGCCTTTTATTACTTGTGTGGAAATATTTCTATTTGTTAGGTCTAATCTAATAACAATATTATCAATACGATTTAAAACACCATCAGCATTTTCTATTGTTAAAGTTTTAGATTGTTTATTTCTATATCTATAACCATTAATAAATGCTCTACCTGTGCTAACATTAACTGCCATATCATTTGTGTTGCCTAATACTTGACAGCCATTATTAAAAATACCATTTGTAAAAAACGGGATAAAATATTCTGCAAAATCTTCCGCATAATAAATTCTATCACCATCTACATCATTAAAAAAACTTGATTCTTCCATTTTTCATTCCTCCTTAATCATCAATCGTAAGATTTTCAACAAATGGTGTTCCAAATGTTGCAAATATCTTTTGATTATTGTTTTCTATGGTTTCTTCTATTTCTGTTATTCTTTTTTTCATCATGATACCCCATGACTCTTTCTTAATATTTACAATATCACCTAAATCCCATAAGTTCTTATAGTCATCCGCATATACTGTTACTTCAAGTGTTTCTGTAGATTCTATTAATTTTTCTGAACCTTTAGTTTTCAATGCTTCTTTATATTCTGAAAGTGTTGAATCACCTTGATTTTCAGACTTTGCATCTACAAATACTTCTCTTAAATCAAAATCTGTATTGTTACCATTCTTAATTTCTACCATGACCCTATTTTCATCTTCACCTTGCCCACCTACTAAAACATAATTTTTTTCTGTTTTAGCACTATAGGTATATTCTGCCTTTTCTATATTTGATTTATCTTCACTAAATTCATATCTAGAATTTACTGATTGATTTTCTGTTCTATCTAATCCTTGATAATTTTCATAAATCATTCTCTTATTCGGAATATCAACGGATATTCTGTGTGCTATTGATGATATTTTTGCTAAATTAACTAAGTATTCATAAACATTTTTATAACTGACTTGAAAAACAACACTTTCTGAATCAAGTGTTGCTTCGCTTATATTCAATTTGGAAAAAGGTGTCATTTCATTCAAGATTTTTCTTTCTCCTGACAATATTTTTCCACTAAAATTAATTTTATTTTTTATAATTCTTCTATCTAATATACTCGATAAAAATCTACCATAAATTACAACCTCAATACCATCCTCGGCAGCATCGTTTATCGTAAAACTTTCAATAATTCCAACTTCTATGGAATCATCTCTTATAATTAGATTATCTTTTTGCAAAAACTTGATTGTTTGATTGTTTAGTGGAATATGAAGTTCAAATTCACCTGCTTCATAATATTTTCTTCGCCATCGCAAGGACTTGAAAAAATCTATAATACCAATAAAGTCTAAATTTCTAGTATAAACATATATATCAAACTCTTTTATCATCATACTGCCTCATATTCATTTACATATTCGATAACTGCCTCAAGATTATCAACACCTGTATCAGCATTATATCTATATGTGTTACTTCCATGATGAACCTGTAAAAATTTACTACCATAAACCATTAAATTATTTATATTTTGTTCAATTCCACTTGTAACTGGTATGTAAGTAATATTTTTATTTTGTCTATATGTATTTACAATAATCTTATCTCCTGCTTCCATTGTTTTTTCTATCTTCATTTCCTCTCTTGTATCAACATTAAACAACGATGGATTAACAACAGTATCATTTGCAGTAAAGGTTAAAGTCATACCAAATTCAATATTAGTATCATTTTGAATTGTTGCCATTGAAGTTGTATTTTTTACACCAAACTTTATTCCTGTATTACGTGGTATTTTTAAAGCAAATTTAAAACAAGGCGACCAAGTAGCCATTTGAAGTGTTGTTTTTTCTAAATCTGTAAAATATGGATTAGGACATATTAAAGATATTTGGAACTGTTTATGCAATCCTTTATTATCAATTTGAACAGACTCTACTTTATATTCAATTTTTCTTTCTAAATCATCTTCATAGTAATAAAGTATTCCTGTAGATTTTAAAGGAAAAGAGCGATAAAGTTTTTGTCTATTATTTATTACATTATCTCTAATAGCGCCTTTTATAAGAATATTTCTTTTTTCTACGCTTGTACCAATATAATTTTCACCTATAGAGTAAGCACTTTTCATTCCTGCAACCACTCCTAAGACTTCATGTAATCCATCAACGCTTTTTAGAAAGAAAGGAAATTTATACTCAAAAATTATTCTTTCTTTCAAGTAATTTTCACATATTATTTTTTTCGACATTTTAAGCACCTACCAAATCTAAATATTGTTTTTCTTTTCTAATTTGTCTTGCATATTCACTTGGCGAAGCAGTTGTTGAATAAAAGTTATAAGTATTATTTTCAACTTTACTAGAAGTTTGATTATTTAAACCATTGCTTAATGTACCTAGTGAAAATATTGAGTTTGGTTTATCTAAGTTAACTTTGGTTGATAAATCTAAATCCGTAGGCAATGCCCTTTGAATTGTATCATTTACATTAACCATCTCTTGCTGAAATCCAATACCAATGCCCTTTGCCATATTAACACCAATTTCATCTCTAAATACCCTTGATGGTGAATGAATTCCAAATACACCTTTAACACCATTTAGGATTGACTTTCCAAATCCTTTAATTTTATCTAAAATCCAATATTTAGCATTATTAATACCATTCCATAATCCTTGAACCATATTTTTACCTACATCAAGCATACCTGTAATACCACTTACAATACCATCTTTTACCTTTCCTAATAAATTTTTACCTAATTCACTAAGTTTACCATAGTAACTGACTATACCATTTATTAAAGATAAAATTATTTGTGGAATTTTAGAAATTAATTGTGGAATCGCTTGTATTAATCCCTCTGCTAATTTAATTATTAATGTGATACCCGCTTCAATTATTTTTGGCAAGTTATTAACAATTGCTTGAACTAATTTATCTATTATTTGAGGAATTCTATCAATTAATTGTGGCAATGCCTCAATTAAACCATCTGTTAAACCAATTAATAGTTGAATACCTGCATCAATTATTAAATCAATGTTATCTAATAATGTATCTACCATAGTAATAACTGCATCAACCATTTGTGGAATTAAGGTAGGTAAAGATTTGGCTATCCCATTAGCCAATTCTACTAAAATTGTAATCCCCATTTGTAATATTGAAGGCAAATTATCAGTTATCACTTTTACTATTGTTTGAATTATTTGTGATACACTCTCCATTATTTTAGGAAGACTTTCCTGTAATCCAACAATCATTGTTTGAATAGTATTACTAATTAATTCTACAAACTTTGGTGATTCTGCAACTAATTTGTTGATTAAGTTGGGTACTTCTGCAACTATGGTTTCTGTTATTGTATAAACAACTGGCAATACATTATCCATAACGGTAACTGCACTTTGTACTAAATTATCTATTAAACCACTTATATCCTGTCCACTAGCTAATCCAGTCAAGAAATTTTGCCATGATGATTTCATTGATGAAATAGAACCTTGTATTGTCGTACTTGCTTCTTTAGCGGTTGTACCTGTAACACCTAATTCGCCTTGAATTACATGGATTGCATTATAAACATCGCTCAAATTAGAAATATCATATTTAACACCGCTGATTTTCTGTGCATCTTTTAATAGCCTCTTCATCTCTTCTTTTGTTCCACCATATCCAAGTTTTAAGTTATCAAGCATTGTATAGTTTTGCTTTGCAAAACCTTGATAAGCATTTTGAATACTTGCCATATCAGTACCCATTTTATTCGCATTATCAGCCATGTCTGTAATTGCCATATCAGCAACCTCTGCACTTTTAGCAGTATCATCATTTAAACTTTGCAAAAGACTTGCAGAGAAACTTGTAACTGTTTCCATGTATTGATTTGCAGATAAACCTGCTGTTTTATATGCATTATTTGCATAACCCTCAACAACACCAGCACTATCTTTAAATAATGTTTCAACACCACCAATCAATTGTTCATAATCAGCATAACTATTAAGAGCAGATTTACCAATGTCTAATAAAGCAGAACCAACTGTCTTCATTGCCCCTGCTAAACCCTTGATACCTGCTATAATACCTTCACTTATTATGTTACCTTTGATTAAATCACCTAATGTTAGAGCATTATTACCTGCTTTTTCTTCCTCTGTTGAAAAATCTTTCACTGATTTAGCATCGTTATCAAAACTCTTACCTGCTTTATCTAAAATAGAATTATTATCCTGGATCTTTTTAGACAAATCACTACATTCTGATTTAGCATTATTCATCTTAACTCTATAGTCATTAATTTTTCTGTTATTATTATCATAACCTGCTTCTACCTTTGACAATGCTTTTTCTAAATCAGCAATTACTTTTTCCTGTTTCGATATTTCTGAACTTGTTGCAGTAGTGCTATTTTTCATTTTTTCTAAGGTTTGTTGTTCAGTGATTAATGTGTTTTTTAATTTATCTATTTCATTTTTATTTTTTGTTTGTTGTTCAGTAAAGTCTTTAATAGCATTGGCGCATGTTTTAACAATGTTTTGTTCTTCTTGTAACTTTTTATTTAAAGTATCATTTTTTATTCTCAAATCGCCTATTTTTTCACCATTATTAGTGAACTCTGTTGAGGCTAATTTTAATTCACTACTAACTGCTTTTAAATTACTATTAATATTTCTTAATGCTTTTACATATTCACTTTCACCAGTTAACTTTACTGTTCCTCCAAATGAACTTGCCATATTACACCTCCTAATCTAACCATTCGTCATTTTTTGATTGTTCCTTTGCTACTTCACTATAAGTAGTTTCTTTTTCTAAATCGTGATAAAATTTATATAGTTCCCATTGTCTATTAAACTTTCTTAAAGTCATTCTAAAAACTTCTTTTTCTGAATAACCTAATTTGGTATGACCTATAAACAAAAACCACGAGAAATCTATTGGTTCATCCTTTTCTTCCTCGTGGATTATTCGTTTTTTGATGTATCATCCTGTGTCGATTCAATAACAGTTTGATTTAATTTATTGGTAGCATTTGCTATACCCATGGCAGTTATTAGTCTACCTACTTGTTTATTAGTTAATAGTGGTTGATTGGTATTATTAGTTTCATTATCAATGTCAATTGCTTCATTTAACATTTCTTTAATACCAAATATTAATGCTTTTATATCTACTTCCTTAGTTTCATAAACTTCTACTTCGATATCCTCGTTATTTTCATTTTTTACTGTTTTAGTAACTGGTTCGCCTTTTTCATCTAACTTTAAAATTCTTTCACCATTTTCATCGTAAGCATATCCATCTGTAAGTTCACCCCATTTGGTAAAAGTTCCATATTCTATTTGAATCGCTTGCATAACATTAAGATTAAATATTGCCTTATATTCTTTTCCATTAACTGTAAATACTGTTTCCTTTTCTTTCATTTCTAAATACCTCCTTATATAACAAAAAAAAGAGTAAAGACTAGATTATAATTTCCAGTTCTTTACCCTTTCTTCTACCAGATTTTTTCACTGTTTCTTCGAAAAGATTTATATTCTATTTAGTTGTACTTTTTGCACTATTTGATGCTTGAGTAACTTCTGAAGCAGTTAATAAACCATCTAAATAATCACTAGCATCTTTATAAGTTGTAAATGTTTTTGATTTAGACCATTCACCATCTTTTTTTCTCATTACTGAACCCTCAATTGATACAGTAGTGAACTCAATAGATTCACCTTTTGTTTTCTCATCAGGCATGGTATCTTTGAATTTAACTTTTGATAAGTATTCAACTTTATATTTGTAAATACCACCAACGATTTTTGTTAAAATTCTACCAAAAGCAATATATGGAGCAACATCAGTATCTTTACGAACTATTTCACCATCTTCACTTATTTTATGACCTAGTAAAGGTGCAAAAATAGTGTCATCGTCATCATCTACTGTGATTGTTGCTGTTCCTTTATTAAAAGTATAATCACTTTCACAAAGTCCATCATCACCATAGAGTTCAGCACTATTAAGTTCAAGAGATACTTTGCAATCTACTGCTTTACCTAGTGTTTTAGGTTCTATAACTTTTTCATTTTCATCTAATAATGAATATCTAAAATTCTTTAAACCAATTCTTGCCATTTAAATTCTCCTCTCCTTAGCAAAAGTTATTGTTTTATGATAAAGTCCTGTTTCTTCTTCATACATATCAATACTATCTTCTATCCATACAAAATTATGTTCTAACATAACTTGCTTTAACTCTGAAACAATGGCTAAATAATTGCCATCACTGTATATATCAAAATCAAATGATGATGCACTATAGATTGGTGCATCATCACCACACAATAAAGGATTATTTTCTAATTCCATATAAGTTATATATGTTTTAGATTTACCTCTATATCTTAAAAATGCAAATGGTATTTTCTTATTATCTATTTTAAATTTATCCAATATATTTTCTATTTCATTATTCATAATCTAATCATCCTTTTGGTAAGTATTCTTTTTCTTTTTGTTTCATAGCACTTTCAATCTCTGCCTTTTTAAATGATTTTCTAAAAAAAGGTTTCTTTACTTCACCATGACTTGTTCCATATTCTCTTGCCATTGCAACTAATGGTGCAGGATGCTTTTTTTCAGAATCCAAATAACCATAAATCATGACTTTATTATTAATTCCATCATCGGATGGAGTTCTATATGTTTTTGAAACAAATAAGCACTCACTTAACCTATCAGTTTTTTTAAATGACTTTGACATATTATTTTTCACAATCCTTGCAACTGTTTCTGCACCTGCCTTTGTCATCTCACCCATCATTTTAGGTGTTGCTATTGCCAATTCTTCAAATTCTTTTATTAAATCACTTGGCAATTCTTGATTAAAGTGTGCCACTACTTATCAACAACTTTCGCTTGTATTTCAAATTCAATAGAATCTTCATTAATATTATTTAAATATTCAATAGAATAAGTTTTACCATTGAATTTAATTTTCATATCTCTTGTAATTATAATATTAGCAGGATATCTAATTGTAAAATTAGTATATGCTTTTTCAAAATCTGAATTATTCTGAATGAGTGTATAGCCTTTAGTAGTTTTTACACTAGCATAGGTTTTTAATATTAATACTTCAGTTGGTTTTACAAAACCATCATTATCTTTAATATTCTCGATACTAAAAATTTCAATTAGTTTATTATATTTACCTGCATTTTTAACAATATTACTCACTATAATAAATTCCTAGAGTGCATATCAAGTATAGATTGAACAACTTTATTGACATTATTATTATCAACATAGTAACTTCTTGTGTCATACATATCTTGACATAAGACATATGCAACAATAACTAAATCATCATATTGTTCTAAATTCTTATCATCTAATCCTGTATTGTTTTTGATATAATCAATAGCAACTTTTTTTATTGTTTCAAGATATTTTTTATCTTCTTCTGAAATATCAGATAATCGTAAATAGTTTTTTAAACTATCTACTGTTATTTCACTAACTTTAGTAATCATAACAATTCCTCCTTTCATGGAGTCGCCTGAACATTGAAATTTCTTACTCTTTATCAGTTTTAGGTTCTTTGCTTGATTTACCATCAGGATTAGAACCATCAACCTTAGTTTCATCAGATGGTTCACTATCTTTACCATCTTCTTTTGACTCTTCAACATTATCTAAATTATCTTTATCTTCATCAACATTTTCTTTTAACTTTAATTCTTCTTCTAATTCAACAATTCTATCTGATAAAGTCTGAATTTCACTATCTTTATCATTTAACTGTTTTGTTAAATCATTGATAGTTTTTTCCATTTCTTTATTAGACATTGCTTTTTCAGAATAAAATGTAATAAATCCTGCATTTTCAAGAGCAGTGGCTAAAGATTTATCTTTGATATCAATAACCTTGCCCTTTGATGCAGATATTTTACTATTAGCAAATCCTTTATTTACTAGATACATAAGTTACCTCCTATTATGCTTTGATAGTTAATTTAGATAATTTTTGAAGGTGTTCAATTTTAGCATCGCATTCTAACCAAGCAACTACACCTGTTGCATGTTGAGTAGCATATTTTTCTCTTAACACTTGAATTTCAAGAGATTTAGATGTTTTTAAAGCAATACCACTAAAGTTACCAAATGTGATTGGAGATTTACCACCTTCAATTCCATCTTTATTATCAGAAACATAAACAGGATATCCTAGAACCATACCATCAAATTCACCTGTTGGATCTGGTACAAAGATTGGTCTATCATTGCCATCTTTCATTGTTTCAAGCACTGTTTGAGTATCTTGATTCATAACCCAAATAGAACCTTTTCTGAATGATTGAATAACTTTATTTTTAACTTTTACTAAATCATCATAAGAGATAACACCTGCTACTTCTGATTCAACTGTTTGTGATGCAGGAATTTCGCTACATCCAGTAATTTTTCCTTCAGTACCATTAAGTACTTCACCCTCTAAGAATAATTTTATATATTCAGCAATAACATTGATAACAATATTTACTAAATCAATATCAGTATTATTGACTAAAGAGTTACCAATTTTTGCTAAAGCACCAATTAAGTAATCTTTTAAAGTTACTGATGAGAACTTACCTGCCTTTTCTACTAATTCATTAAAGTCCTCACCATATGCAACAGTGATATCATCACCATTATTAGCACCATAAACAGGAATTTCTAAATTTCCTTTTGTATTATATTTTGTTGCTTTTTCTAGGATAGGCGACATATTGTGAGCAGTCATAATTATTTTATTTGCAATTGTTGTTGGAACAATTACACCATTACTACCTTTGGTAAATTGACTACCATTTTCTGCTCTTTCTTCATTTAATACTTCGTTTCTGATGAATTTAGCAAAGTTTTCAACATCTCTTTGTTCAATTTCTAATGCTCTTGTTTCTTCATCCATGTTTTCTTCCTCCTTTTTTTTATCTTCTTCTTTCTTTTTGTCATCAACTAATTCTCTACTATCTTCGAATGCTTTAATAGTGTTGTTGATTGCCTCTATTTGTGTTTTTAATTCATCAAATATTTTTTGTTCATCTTCTGTAAATGCTCTTTCTTCTGCTTTTACATCATTTAGTAACTTATCCATTTGAGTTACTTTTTCATTTTTTTGTTCTTCTAAACTTTTCTTATTCATTTTTACTTTCCTCCTTTAAGTTCTTTTAGAACATTCTCATAACTTGAGTAATCTATTTTTTTATCATCCACTTTTGGTGGTTGTTCAGGCACTTCCTCATCTGACCTTATTTCTTTATAACCACCACGAACTACTTTAACTTGATTATTGCTATCAATATTAACTGTTCCATCGGTTATTGAATAAGGCATTTTATACAATTGGCTACCATCTTGAATTGTTCCATAAACAAATTCATCATCATAATCTTCTAACCAGCCATCTTTAAATAATTGCCTATAAGCACTATTTAAAACCTCTCTTTTTTGCGATGCCGTCATGTCACCAAAATTTGGTGTTGATTCATCACCTTTTTTTTCAATAGAAAAAGAGTTATTTTCAAACTCTTCATCTCTATATTCAATCACAGTTGGATTACCATCTCTTAATTCAATGCTTGTACCAAGGTACGCGGGTATTTTTTTATCATCTATAATTGATACCTCAAATAAATCAATATCCCTTACACTTCTTTCTCTTAATCCACTATTATTAATAACTTCTTCATCTTTATTACAAGTAAACCCAAAAGACCAACCTCTTAATTTTTTCTTTTTTGCTTTTTCAATAACATCAGCATCAGTTATTTCAACTATTGCTCTTAAACCAATATTATCTTCATATAATTTTGCACTCCCATCTTTTGTATTCGCAAGTTCCTTATCATAATCATGATTTAAAAGAACTTTAATAGCATTATTTTTTTCTAATGCCCTGCGGAATACAGATGGCATTATTTTTTCTATAAATTGTCCTCGTTTATCGTAAAGAATTTTAGAAAACCTATCTACTGCATTTACATATCCATCAATGATAACTTTGTTATCTCTTACTTCTATTTTCATTGATTTTCACCTCCTCCTTTTTCTATGTTCATTACTGAACCAGTGTTAGGTGTATAATATTTGCCAGTTTTAACATCATATAAAACATTTGCTAAATTCATACTTACAACATCTAATCCATCAATTGAATCATAATCTTCTGCATATCTAATTTCATTCTTTGTCATCCATCCTGTATCAGACGCAATCTTATATGCTTCATATCGTTCTTTTAATGAACCTCTTGTAATCTTCTTAGTATCAAAAGCAAAATAGTAAGTATCTTTTTCACTTTCTAACAAAAAATGATTATTTAATTCAGTTTCTATTGCACTAATAATTGGCATTACTGCATCTTTGATAGTATCACTATAATTAGAAGATATATGAAACACATCGTTAATATCTTCTTTTAGGGTTTTCTTTCGTTCGTTCATTTGCAATTCGACAGATGAACTTGCCCCCTCTTTAAAACTAATACCATCATTTAACACAATTACATTCTCTTCATTGTTACCACCATAGTATTTATCCCAAGCCTCTTTTAATAGTTTAATTTCATCTTTTCCTAATCTCCTAGTGGCAGTAAGGAAGCCTTTTTTTGCACCACCTTTTTTAACCAATCCTAATTCATACATTATTGTAGTAAAAGCAGTTTCTATTGAATTTGATATTTCTTCAATAGCACTCGTTCCTTTGTAGCCACAGGTTGTATTTCTTACGATTGTTAAAAAATCATACATTTCATAATCTTTGCCATAAACATTGTATTTAACATCTTTGAATATTGGATCATAATTAGATTGAAAAGAAACATAATCAGGTTCAATATATCTTAAAGATTTAAATTCATTTCTATCTTTTTCAATATAAACATAAGCACCTTTTTCAGTAAGATAGTCATATGCAATTGACTTTTTCAAGTTAAAAGGATTAAGTAAATCTCCTGTTTGAGTATTAAGGATTTTCAGTCTTACATCATTTTTTATTTCTTCAACTGTTTCTATACCATTTTTATCAGTTTTATATCTATACATCTTTATTGGCAAGATAGCAATTGAATTTGAAATTCTATCTACTGCACTAGAAATAGCAGGTATTGACAATGCCTTTTCTTTTGTAATTTTTTCACCTTTTAATAAACTTTTTAAAAGTAAATCTTGTGGTGAGTCATTACTTGCTTCAGTTGTGTTTTCATCGCTAACTTCAACATCTTTAGATTCTTCTCGTTTTAAAATTCTATTAAGTATTGACATCGCTATACCTCCTTTCTATAACATGAAAAAAACAAACATTTCTGTTTGCCTTTTATTTATACTTATCTACTATACATTATAACATTAATAGGGTGTGAAAAATGTGAAAGTTATGCAACCTGAACAAAAAAGTTTCCATTTTCAAGAAATACTTCTTGTTGTAATAAGTAAATACTATTAATAAGTGCTACAACCATATCTATTTTTCCGTTTGATTTCTTTTTATTAACATAACGGTTCATATTTGTATCATATACACATCTTGCATTTTGAAAATTTATTTCTAATAATTTATTTTCTTCATATTGAAATTTTCCATCCATAATCTTTTCATAAAGTAGTTTAGTAGGTGGATGAAGTGTATCAGAGTGTTGTCTAATTTGTACAGTATTATATTTTTCATCCCACTTTTGAGCAGATGATAGAGCATTGTATCTGTCATAGCCTATTGCCATAACAGTTACATCATATTTATTTTCAATTTCAAAAACAAAATCTTCTATTACTTTATAATCTACTGTTCTATCACCACAAGCAATACATTTCATGGCATTGATAAATTCATTATAATTAATTTTTTCAAACTGATTTTTTTCTTCAATTCTTCCTTCTGGTATAAACGATATTGCTTCTGCTAATATTGTGTCATTATCATTACTTGTCATTGCAACTGAACAGTTATCATTTGTCATAGATAAGTCAACACCAATATAAACTTCTTTACCTGCCCAGTCAATTTTATCAACCTTGCACTTTTGTACTTCTGTTACATCTATAAAACTTTCAGTTCCTGCACCTTGATAAATAATATTACAATGTTTAGTTAAAAAGTTTTCTCTTTTACTTTCCATTTCTATTGCTTTGTTTCTTTTGGCAATTAAATCTTTATATATTTTTTCCACTTCAATTGCTAAAGGGTTAGATTGTAAAATAATATTATCATCAGTAGTCCAGTTTTTAGTTTCATCAGGTTCATATAATAAAGCAAATACTGTTTCATCAGGAACTGGCAAAGTGTTATCTAATACCTTTTTAGCATAACTTACTTCTGTTTCCATTGGGTTATCAACAGTTGGATATTTTGTTGATATAATAAAACCTAGTTTATTAATTACTAATAATTGTCCTGACCTCATCGCTTCAATAGGATAATCACTAGGCAATGCCCCTACTTCGTCAGCAACAAAAACATTCGGTTCTTTTCCATCCATTCTATCCTTAGAATAATTTAATGGTGTATATACTGATTCTGTTAATGTATGCCTAATACAATCTCTCAATATTTTAAACTCACCATCTTCAAAAATTTCTGTATTGGCTTTTATAAGTGGTTCTAATGCTTTTTTAATTTCTTTTGCTAACGCACCATCGGGAGCAACAGAATAGAATTGTGAATACCTTGGTTCTAAATAAAATAATAATAAAACCATCAGTGCAACAATAAATGTTTTACCATTTTTTCTGCATATCTCCAATATTACCGTTTCATATCTTCTTTTGTTTTTATCATCACGATAAACAGTACATAAACTAGCAACAATAATAAGCCATTGATATCCTGCAAGGGCATCATAGATTTTTTTACCTACTTTAATACCTTTTGCCATGACTAATATTTTAAGTATCTTATCAATCTTTTTTATTCTACTAACATTTATAACATACTTACTAGATTTATCATCTGCAATATCTAAAAATATCTTGCATTGTTTTTTTACATATTTAGGAGATATAAAATTTTTTTCACCATTCAACTCAAAATATAATGGTGGTGGTTTTATTGTTCCATCAACTATTTGTTTTGCGTACCTGTAACTTGGATGATTTTCTAAAACATTATTCTTCATTGTCATCATCTTCATCATTCAAGATATCCATTAATGTTTTGTTTTTAGTAGATTGGGTGTTGATAGATATTTTTGCTCTTGCTTGAGGTGATAATGACAATTCATTACAACATCTAAAAAAGTCTTTAGAATACATATCTCTTACCGACTTTAAATTTATTATAGTTTTGGCATCAAAACTATAACCTTTCTTACTTTTGTTATTCTTATCAACATAATCATATTCACCTGCACTATTAATTTCTTTTTCAATGCTTTCAAGCCTTTCAATAGTAATAGCAGTTTGATTTAATAGGTATGTATCTAAATTACTTAATATATCAGGATTCAAGTTGTTAAGAATATCTTTAAAGATTGCCTTTTGTCTTTTTGTAAGATAAGAAAATGGTTTTATATTATCATTGTTACCTCTTAATTTTTTTTCAGTTTCTTCTCTTGCTTTTCTTTCTTGCTTACTCATTTTTTGCGAGTTAGTATCAATTGCTTTTGCTGGTCTACCCATATCTATCACCTCCTAACTTTTCAACAATTGATGGATTTTTTTCATTTTGGGCATTTTTCACACTTTTAGGTGGCAGGTAGGTTTTGAAACAACGATAAAATTTCAAATTAAAAGGCAGGGGGGATGATTACTGCGTCTACCTCTTGCCTTATTTCTTCAAAATTACAATTAGAATCTATAAGTTTATATAAAATATTTCTTGGTATAACATTGTTGTCTGCTAACTTGTGGTGATAACAACATAAAGTAATTAAGTTATCATCATCTAATCGCTTATTAAAGTCTTCTTCTAATGGTGTTATGTGATGAACCTCAAGTTTATTAAAGTTAAATACATTAGTAGTTTCATAGATATTTGCTAAACAACATCTGCATAAATGTTTATCTCTTTCGCGTATTTCTTCACTCTTTTTATGCCATTTATAAGTCTTTCTAAATTTATCGGCATTAGTTAAACCTCTTACCTGTCTGTTCTTATAACAAACCTTGTTAAAATCATGTATTTTTCCACACCTGCTACAACTTTTCAACATAAAATATCTCCTTGCATAGAAAAAGACAACTTAATCGTTGTCTTGATATATACTTCTATAACTACATTATAACATTAATAGAGTGTGAAAAATGTGAAAGTTTTATAGTAAATTTAAGAAAAATTACACATTTTTCTTTTATTTTTTATCTTTTAAAGTAGTTATTGCCATGTCAATATGTATTGGCGAAAAATTATCTACTTCTTTATAATCAGATTGCTCTATTAATTTTAATGCTTTATTAATAATTATATTTTGGTTTTCTATTAAGTCATTAAGCACATCATATTCTTTAGCAGTTACTACATATTTTTCTGCAACACTCATATTTTTAAATTCTTCAAAACTTGGTAAGTTTATTTTTTCTATTTTCTTATCTTCTTCTATGATTTCTACCTCATCATTTATAAAATCATTTGTTGGTGAATCATTAAATAAATGCTGAAAGAAACCACCAATGTCGTTAATATAACGATAATCCTGATTTTCGCTAACATAAACATAAATTTTGCCATTATATTTTATTTTTTTTGGTGCTTTACCATCTTTAATTAATCCTAATAATTCATATATTGTTATTTTCATTATTCTTCCTCACTTTCTCTATTAAAATTCTATTCTTAAATATTCATCATCTTTTATTAAATAAAATATACTTCCATAATAATCGTCTTCCCATCTTGTTACTTGATAAACAAAATGCCCTTCTGCTTGTTTATATGCTCTACAATTATTATCAAACAAAATATATTCTTTACCATCTTTATCAACTTCAACCTTATGATTTTCAAATTCATTTATATAATCTCCATATTTCATATCAATAATATCTACTAATCTTTTTTCTAAACTTTTCTCTAATTCAGTATATTGTTTTCTTAAATTTAAATATTTTCTTATGTCATTTAAGTCATTATCTTTAATCTTTAACATCGCTATCACCTACTATTACTCTTTCACCACTTGAATTTTCGCAATATATAAATCCATTTTCTACATAAAATTTTAAATATTTTGCATTTTTAATATCAACGATATCAATTATTCTTTTCACTATTATCACCTAACTTATAAAATTCTAAAAATCTATCGTGGTCATAATCAATTAAATCAAATGTATATATTTTTAAATCTAATATTTGTTGTGCTGATAAAGTAGTATTACAATTACCCATCATTAATTGAATAGACCCATTTATTGCTTGATATATTTTAAAATAGCCTTTACATTTTCCAAATTTTATTTCATAACAATATTTATTCATTACTATCACCCTTTTCTAACAAACAAGCATATTTATTTGAAATTCTAACTAATTCATTTATTTTCTTTTGTAATATATCATTTGGATAACAATATTTATCATCTAATTCTTCTATGCGTTCAGGTTCTTTATATTTGATATCTTCGTTGTGTCTAGTTGATACTACGTAGCATTCTAAAGTATCATCATTCCAAAAGTGTCTGTCATATAATTCTGCTGTATCTTGACATTCTTCCGAATGATTTAATACAAATATATCCTCACAAATAGTTGTTATAGTTCCGAAATAAATCTTATTATTATAGTTTCCTAAAACATATAATCTACCATATTCATCTTCTTTTGCTTGTTCCAACATTTTTATAAATTTTTCTTTATTCATTACTATCACTTTCTTCCAATTCTTTTAATGCTTTATCCATAATATCTCTAATTGCTTTTATATGTTCTATAATTATTTTTTTATTTCCTCTTTGGATGTCAAATATTTCATATAATCCTTCGCTTGTTGGATTGTCATTATTTTGTAAAATTTTAATAACAAATGATATAGCAGTTTTTACATATTCACTCATTTTTGTTTTCCTCTAGTTCTTTAATTTTATTTTTCATATCAGTAAAACATAATCTTCCACCAATATAATCTCCATTGTTCATATAATAATCATAGTGTTTATTAACCCATTCTCTTAACTTATTCCAATTGTCTTTGCACTTTATTAAATCATAAATATCATACTCATCAACTCTTGTAATTGTACAACCTCTAGATTCACCATTATCAAGTCTTTCATATTCTTTATTTATTAATTTTAATTGCTGATTTTCCTTTTGCAAATTCATAGTATAGTCATATAACTTTTGTACATCACTTTCAAATTCTTCAATTTCTTTTCCTTTTGTAACAGAAACCCATAATTTAATTAATTCGTTCATTACTTACACCTCGTTCTAACTTTTCAAATTTAACACTTCTATCTCCCATTACTGTAAAATTTAATGGTACAAGTTTAGCATTATCTATTTGCTGGTCTGTAATCCAAAAATAATCTTGTTTTGCTATTTTCATTAATTGTAAAATAGCAGGTCTTAACCAATTTTCTGTTTCAAGTAATTTATGTTCTAATTTCCTATACTCTTCTTCTCTAGCACTTATTTGGATTTTTAATTGTTGATTTTCTTTTATTAATAAATCTAGGCATCTAGCATTTTCACCATAGCAATTGCCTAAAAAATAAATCTCACCATTTTCTACTTTTGCAACAGTCATACCAATTCCATCTTCACCATTTGTGTCTACACCTATCGTGTATTTATCAATGTCGTAAGTATATTCTTTATCATTCATTTACTCATCACTCCCTTTTTCTAACTCTACAACTTGTAATCCCTGCCATCTGTCTAAACTATCAAACTCTTCTTCTGTTGCTTCTAAATCATCACAATTTTTGTTTAATATTTTTATTATATTTTTTATATCTTCTTTTAATTGCTGATTTCTTTGTTGTAAACAATTTAAATTATGATATACATCTTTTAAAAATTGTTCTTCGTCATCACAAGAATAAAATTTAGTTATAAATTCCTCTTCATTCATTCTTACACCTCCTATTTTAAATATGGTTGATTAAAATTTTCATCATACCAATATTGTTTTATATAATTTCTAGTTTGTTTATCAAATGGACTTATGCTTCTATGCTTCCATTCTTTTAAAAATACATATCCAAAGAATTCTTGTCTAATTCCTTCAATACTTGTGTGATTTGTACAAATTTTAGTATCATTACATATTAAATATTCTCTATGATTTTCTTTATCAATAACATAATCTATTTCTATACCAAGTAATGTTGCTATACTATTTAATTCATTAATTACTTCTAATTCTTTATTCATCTGACACCTCTTCATATTCATCACATACTGTTTTAATGCAATCATAGTAATGTGGTATCATCATAGTTACCTTACCTGTTGTTACATAAGTGTATGCAACACACATATCTCTTTGTTCGTGTGACTTGATACATTTTAAATTTGTACAACCGCATAATAAAAATATTATCATAAATAAAATTATTGTTTTTTTCATTCTGATACCTCTTTTATTTTTAAATACAAATCTAATAACTCAGGATTGTTCAATAGTTTTTTATTCTTATCAACTTTTTCTAAAAACATATCAATTACTTCTTTTTGATTTTTGACTTGTTGTTCTAATTCAGAAATGTAATCTAATATTTCAACTATCCCTAATGGTGTTAAAGCCTTTTGTGAACAGTTAATGTGTTCATAATGTCCACCAAAATCATCATCAACAAAAAACTCATAATCTTCTAATATTTCTATTATTTTTTCTTTATCCATATTCTTATTTATTCCTTTCCAAATATTCTTTTAGTTTAGGGTCATATTCACCTAAAATTTTCAATGTAGTAAAATAATTATTCTTATATATTTTTATCATTTTATTTAGGTTGCTCATTTTTATTAACAAGCAACCTATGATAAATATTAGTATGTATATCATTTTATTAACTCCTCTATTTTCTTATTATTTTGCTAATTTAATGAACATTAGTCAATCTTTATTTCACTATCAATACCTTGTTCTTCAGCATATTCATATGTTCTTTCCATATCCTCAAAGAACATACCGTTTAGAAGTTTTATTTTATCTATTTTATTTTCTAATTCAACAACCTTGTTTGTTACTACTATTACAAATGTTATTAAAAAAATTGCTATTACTAAAATCGGTAATATTGTTTTTATTTTCTTCATTTTTACAACTCTCTTTCTATTACTAGGGATTTGACTCTAATTCCAATCATTATCAGTCATATTTTTTATTTTTTGTAGTATATAGTTTATTTCAATCTTTTGTAAATTTATTAAATGATTTAAACTGTCACCTTTATGCCAATCAAGAAATAGTGTATAATTTTGATATTTTTTTGGTTTTAAGTATAAATGACACATACCATTTTTTTCTTCTTCAAATTTTATATCTAAATTAAATATTAAAGCAATTTCTCTTTTTAAATTTCTTTTAAATAATTCATTGAAATAATTATTTAGAATTTTTGTTATCATCTTTTACACCATCCTCTACTTCATCAGCATATAATTTTGTTATTTCAGTAATACCTGTAAGTCCTAAATATTTTCCTTTATAAATTAACAATTCTTTATATTCTTCTAAGGAAATAGTAATTACCTTATTTATTTCTACTTTTCCCATTTGTGGAATTTTTGGTTTTCCTTTTGAGTTATATCTTTCAATCAGATCATTATAATCAACTGCATCATTTATTATATTTTTAAATATTTGCATTATTTTCACCTCCATTGGTTTCATCATCACTTACCTCATCAGTCATTAGTCTATAAACTGCAACTATCTCTGAAAAATCTATTCCTATTATTTTATTTTCTGTAATTCCTTTTGCTTCATAACTGCTTATCATACCATTTCCAGTAAATTGATTGGCGTTTGAAGAAAATTCTTTACATTTCATATCAATTTCTTTACCATTTCTTAAAACAAATCTAATTGTCATGTTCTTCCTCCTTTAAAGTTAAAATTTTATTTAATTCTTTTATTGCATTATTAATACCATAAATTAACTCTTGTTTTCTAGGATAACCAATTGTTGCATTATATAAACTCTGTCTTGCTTGAGACATAACTTTAACAATATCCCCTTTTTCAGTATTTAATAACTTTTCATAAGATAATTTAACCTGTTCCAATTCTCTATACATTTGACCAATTCTTAATATTAAATAATAATCTTCAATATTATCAAAATCATCTGCTATCTTTTCCTTGTAGTTATCAATAAACTCTTTCACATCACTATATTTTTTCAATGTTTCAAACCTCCAATCGTATATATAGGAATTTAACAAAATGACATAATTCTGTTAAATTCATTTTTTTATATTAAAATCTTAATTTTACCTAGATTTTATAATCATTTTCCTGTTGTCAGGAAAGTGTTATTTTTTTGTTGAATTTACAATTTTTCATTTTGTAAAATTGTATAGGTTTAAGTGAAGTGATATGCTATTGCATACCACCACTTATATATTTATTTTTTTGTTCTAATTTTACATTAGTATCAATATTTATATTCAATGTTATTTTGCTTAATTCATCAATTATAATGTTTACTGACTTTCTATCTTGTTGCTTTTCTTTTAATGGCTTGTATTTTAATTGTGCAAATGCTAAACCAACTAATTTAATATTTCTTTCTTTTAATTCAATATAATTTTGATTATTAACTTGAAAAGTACCAACTGTATATAAAAAACAATTCTTTCTTCCTTGCATAGCATTTGTTAATTCAAAATTATTATGTATTGGTCTTGATTGACCACCTAAAACATCATCATCAATATATTTCATATCAACTACCTAAATAAAAGTTCTTTCTTTTTTCATTTTTATCATCTGTATTCCAACAAATGTATAAAAGTGTTATTCTTTCGCTAGAATGATTTAACATTTCTTTCAAGCCAATAATATCACCTGTTTTTTCATAATATTGCCTAGCAAAGTATTTTCTTAACGAATGGCATCCAACAGGATATGACACTTTAACTGCATCGGCAAGTTGTTTTATTACCTGCCATGCTCTTTGTCGAGTAATTGGTTTATTTACACCTTTTCTGCTTTTAAATAAGTATTCGCCATCTATTAACTCATTTCTATTGATATAGCCTTGAATATCCTTGTATAGTGATGGATGCAGTTCAAATGACTGTTCCTTATTAGTTTTAAACTCCCTTGTATAAACACCACCATTTTTAAAATTATCAACTCTTAATTGAAGTATATCTTCTATCCTAAAAGCCAAATTCATTCCAATAACTAAAATCATATAATTTCTATCCCATAAATACCTTTGTTCTTTATTGTTATCCACTTCTGCTTGATTTCTTGTCTTTTTACATAATACAAGCATATTATTAATATCATGTGCCTCAAATGGTCTTACAGTCTTTCTACCAAAGTTTACTCTAAATGTTCTACTCATAAACAGTCCTCATTTAATCAATCTTATAGCAGATATTTTGCCATTTTTTGTAAGCATCAAGATATAGTTCTTTTTTATCACCATTATATGTAAATTCATAATACATTCCATCTGATAATGTTGTACTTAATAATGCCTTATTATTTTGTAATGTTTTACAACTCCAAACTACAAATACACAATCTTTTGTAATGTTTATTAAAGCATCACTTTTATCCAAATTAGAATTTACATATTCAACTAATCTTGACACACATAAATCTATAAATTCATTATTTTTCATCAACATTCACCTCTTTTACTATAAAATCATCGCAATATATTCTATTTATTTCATCACATAATCTTTGTGCTTCGATCGGAGTATTAAAATATAACAATTCTAATGCTTCATTAATATCTTTATCGTTAAATATATATGGTTCTAATGGATAGCAACTTCTATATATACGATGCTTACCTATATTAGTAGAATAATACAATGCTCTTTCACCACTCATACCTAAACTTTTACCTATTATATTAAACTGCTCTTTACTTGGTGATAAACAAATGTATTTAACCATTTTATTCTACCTCCTCAGTTTCAAAGTTTATTTTCATTTGATTTTCATCAACATCCTCTTTCGGAATATATTTTAATAGTTGTAATGGTGTTTCTAATGGTATGTTATGTGTTGACATATAATCTTTTATTTGCATTGCCAACTCTTTTTCGTTATTTTTTAATTTAAATAATTTTTTTACTGCCTTTTCTATATATGTTGGAACATTTACATATTCCATTTCTTTATCTTCTATCATTTTTCATTCCTCCAATATTTATTACAACTTTTATCTTTAAAAAACTCATTTAACGGCAAATTATTACATCTATAATTGTTTGCTAAATCAATTGATTGATAAATTATTAAGCAAACAATTGCAAAGAATAATAATATTCCTATTATGCTCTTAATTTTATTCCTTTTTTTCATGCTTAGGTTCATATTCAATCCTTTCTAGTTGTCTATCAACTTTATTTTTCATAATTGTTTTTATATCTTCTGTTGGAATATCATAATATAACTGAAATTGTTTTAACATAACCATAACATCAGCAATCTCTTCTTTAATCTGTTCTTTTGAATAATCTACATTTTTTATATTTAATAATGGTGCTACTACATTAGTTATTCCTAAAGCAATCCTTTCCATTACTCCTGTATTTCTTCTTTTTATAATTGCCTCATTTAATTCAAATACTTCACTTTGAAAATATTTTAATTGTTTATCCATGCCATAATGATTTATAATCTTTCTTAATTTTTCATTCATTTATTTTTCCTCCTTTTCATTTCTAGCATTAAATCTATTTTGAATTTATCTTTTGCATTTCTACAATATATTGATTTATATACTTCTAAATCAAATCTATATCCATCCATAAAGAAATCAGATGGTTCTAAATCAATAAATTTTATAACTTTGTTTGCTACTTGATATATTAATTTTATTTGACCATAAACAAACTTAAATTCCATAGAAGTTGGTAAATTTATTGAATATTCGCCATCTTCAACATTTAGATAATTGTCTTTAAATTTAAATATGGCAAATTTATATGCCTGTGGACAATATTTTTTTAAAGACCTTAATTTTTTTGTGAATCCATTATCATTAGAAATTGAATTATTAAAATTATATTGATATACTTTCGACATTATCAACCTCATTGTTTAACCCTTTAACAATGCTTTTAGAGTTTTAACTTTACTCCTCAAATTTTTATTTTCTTTTTTTACTTTATCTAATTCTTGGGGTTCTTTCAATTTATCCATGAATATTTTATATAATTCATTTTTTATTGTTTGTTCTAAAGCAGAGTTTTCTAATTCAAGAGTATTTATCTTTCTGATCAGTTGAAATTTGTCTAATTTAAACAAATCAATTGCTTTTTTTGTTTTTATCATCTGATGTAGACCTCCCTTTTAAATATTTTTTTAATTTATAATATGGGGTTGACCTGTCAGCAATAATATCTTTAGCAACTTCATTCCAAGTTTTACCTTCTAAAAATCTTTTTCTAATAATAATGCGAATTTCACCATCATCAACATTATTTAAAAATTCTTCTATTTTAGTTAATTCATCAATCAAATTGTCTTTTTTATTTTCTAATTTTGTTGTTAATTTTGCTAATTTTATTCCTATTCTTTCAGTTGGATTATTGTTATTTCCACTAGCATTTATTGGCATACCTGTTATTTTAGATGAACCAATGATTGTTGTTTCAAGTTCTTCAATGCTATCTTTCAGTTGCTCTATTTCAACTTTAATATTATGATATCTAGATAATTCTTTTATTGTCATATACCCTCCTTATTCGTTTAAATCTAATTGTCTAAAACTATTAGTACCTAATGTTTGTTTATCTTCAACATATCCATATTTTTTCATATCTTCTAATAACCAATCAGGAATAATACCATTTTCTATCCACATTAAAGCCTTTTCGTAATTTCTTGTTGCATAAACATCTTCTAATTCATGTACTCCTTTTTTAAAATATCCATCTTTGAACATCATATCTAATATTGGTAATGCTCTAAATGTTTTTGATGTCTCACACTCATTAATCAACTCATTTATGCTTGGCATATATTTACTCTTGGATATTATGGACTTAATAGCATTATTTAAAGTTAATTCGTTATACCCTGATAAAAACTCTTGATACATACTAATCATCCCTGCAAGTTCTTCTGTTTTTAAATCTTTGAAATAGTAAGGATATGCTATTTTTAATTTTACGATTGCACTACTTATTAATCTTGATTGTTCCATCGTAGACTCCTTTTAACAAATCCCATTGTTCATCATTTTGAGATTTATTTTTAATTTCATTTTTGTACTCATCCAACCAACATTGATTATTAAAATATGTATCACCATGTTTTACATATTGGATGCTGATTTTATTTTTTCTTATATATTCAACATAATTATTAATTCCCTTTAAAACTTGTTCATAAGTTGTTCCTTTTTTTCTTGCTAAAATATATTTAGTTAATGATTTTGTCTTACCTTTTTTATTAGGATATAATTCCCAAAGTTTTTCAAATTCTAATTCATAATTGGATTTGGAAGTTATCGTATTTTCTACTGGTTCAACAGGAAGCATCAAAGGTTCAGTCTGATGGTTATTATCTATACTATACTCCTCTGTTCTATTCTCTTCTGTTCTATTCTCTTCTGTTCTATTCTCTTCTGTTCTATTCTCTCTTAGCATTTGCTTAGCGTTTACATCTAATGTATATTTTTTGGATGCATTGTCATATATCAGCATTTGTTTTTCTTCTTGATATATAGTAGGCTTTACCCTTCGGCTATCTAGCCAATTATTGTTATTCCAATCAGTAATTACAATTACGCCTGTTTTAAAAGGAATAATAAAATTTTTTAATACAAGAATTTTCAAACTATCTTCTGTACCACCATATAGTCTTAATACTTTTCTTGGTGAAACAAATCCCTCATCATCAGCATTCATTCCCAATAGAAAATATAATGCTTTTGCTTCCATTGGTAAGTCTAAAAAACTATCTTGATTTATTATTTCTAAATCAAACATCCTTTTTCTAGCCATTTATATCACCTCACTTTTTCAACTCTTGCCACATCTTTTTACATAAAATTGCTACTATAAATACCCCAAATAATGTGATTATTAAAAGGAAAAATAATTCTAAAACTTTAAAAATCATAAATTTTCCACATCCTCATCTTTTAAATCTTTCGTAAGGTGATAGATGGCATAATTTGTTAAATGTCCATATCTATTTTTACCTTGAACAATTTCGGTATTGATACCAAAACCTCTTTTTCTTAAAACAAAGATAATTCCTGACAATCTAGTTGCATTAAACATATTAAATGCTTGTAAACTTGTAATGCTTTTATTCTTTCTTAAAAACGCTATAATCTCTTGTGTTTGACTCTTATTTTTTGCAGACATAGTATTTTTCCCCCTCTGCATATTTAACGGTAATACCATATCCTTGTGAAGCACATTCGATAGAAACTTTTTCAATATGTTCTTCCATCTCTTTATCAAAATGATTTACGATTGATATGAATATTAGAATTACAACACCTATTCCTAAACCTACTAAAAATTGTTTTACCCATGGTTTTAATTTTCTTTTAGTCATGTTGTACCTCCTTAATTCCTAAATATTGATAAAATATATCAGGATAGATAATGTAATTCCATCTTTCTTTTACCTTTACTGCTGAGCCAAATGGTAACCTCCCTGTTTGTAGTCCAACTCGTATAAATTGTGGTGATTTATGCATCAATTCTGATGCTTGTTTAATTGTTATCTTTTTCATAAAAAATCCTTTCTTATAATTTGTTTTTGTTTTTAGTTTGTCTGACTAAATATTAGTTAAGTTTTCCTTAACTTTTTCTGTAAAAAAATATATTCTTACATTTTCGATAGGTTCATTAAATAAGTGCATGGTCATTGCCATTTCTGGTTGTGTAAAAGGTCTTTTGTTTTTAAATCTCAAATTCAATGTTTGTTCAGTTATACCAATATATTTTGCATATTCACTTTGTGTTAAACCTAACTCTCTTATTTTTCCTTTAATTTTAGAATAATCAAAGTCCATACTATCCTCCTTTCAGGTTAATATTTTCTTAACCTAAACAAAGTATAGTATATTTTTTCTTAACTGTCAATAATTTTAGTTAAGTTTTTTTTAATTTTTTTGTTTTTTATTTAAAGTTTTGTTGCTTTTTTCTTAACTATTGTTTATAATAATATTAGAGGAGGTTGATATCAATGTTAGAGGATACCTTTGCCAACAGATTAAAAAAGGCACTCGATTACAATAATATGCGCCCCATCGATTTAGCAAATAAGACTAAAATATCAAAAGCACAAATTTGCAATTATTTAAAGGGTACATATAAAGCAAAACAAGATAAACTTTATATCATTGCAAAAGCACTTGATGTCAGTGAAGCATGGTTAATGGGATACGATGTAGTTATGGATAGAGAATGGTTCCCTGATAATAAAGAAGATTTAACAAACATAGCAATTGATAATGCACGATATATCGAAACAACAACCAAAACTGTAAAGATACCAATACTTGGTAAAGTCCCTGCTGGTGTTCCTATTGAAGCGATAGAGGACATAATTGGATATGAAGAAATTCCTGCATCAATGTTAAGAGATGGTAATAATTATTTTTCATTAAAGATTGATGGTGATAGTATGTATCCTGATTATAAGACTGGTGATATCATTATAATAAGACAACAAAGTGATTGTAATTCTGGTGATGATTGTGTTGTTATGGTTAATGGTGATGATGCTACTTTTAAAAGAGTTGTAAAGCAAGAAAAAAGCATAATTTTAAAACCATTAAATAATAAATATGAGCCTTACTACTTTGATGAATATGAAATTATGACTAAACCAGTCAAAATAATTGGTGTAGCAGTTGAAGTAAGAAGAAAGTTGAGGTAAATTCATGGGTACGAGAATTAGAACTGTTAATAAGATTGGAAAAGGGAAATATTTTACTACAAGTTGGAAAGTAAGTGATTATTTAATTTGTAACATTTTATATTTCATATTTTTCTATTCATATTATCTAATTTTTAAATATTTATTCTATATACCAATAAAATGGTGTATTAGTAAAATTATTAAAATTGTTAAATCAAAACAGGCATAAAAAAAAGACTTACTGCTCGAACAGTAAGTCAAAATGAAAAATCGCATTTAGTCAGACAAACTAAAAACAAAATATAAGATATAATGTTATGGATTTTTCTATTTCATTATATCAAAAATGCTAGAAAAACACAATAAAATGAAAGGATTTTGATATATGAAATTACAAAATGGATATGGAACAACATATAAAGTTAAAGGAAAGAGAAGAAAACCATGGCGAGTAAGGGTTACGATCGGATGGGATGATAATGGTAAACAAATTTTTAAAAATTTGGGATATTTTAAAACTCAAGCAGAGGGATTAAAACAATTAGAGTTATATCATACAAATCCATTATTAATTGACAATAAAACCGTTACATTTAAAGAAATATATGAAATTTGGAGCGAAGAAAAATATAAAAAAATTTCAAAAAGTTCAATTGATGGATATATAAATGCATATAAATATTGTAAAGAATTATATAATATTCCATTTGAACAAATAAAATTAAAAGCATTGCAAGATATAGTGAATAAAGCAGATGGAAAATTAGCAACTCAAAAGAAAATTAAAGGATTATTTGGATTATTATATGATTATGGAATTGCAAATGATATTGTATTAAAAAAATATTCAGATTATATAATTTTAAGTGAACAAAGGGAGAAAAAAATCAGAACTACATTTTCAGATGAAGAAATAGATATTTTATGGGATAATGTTAAGTTGATTCCCTTCGTTGATGTAGTATTAATATTAATATATACAGGAATGCGTCCTGGTGAGTTATTAAAAATGAAAAGAGAAAATGTATTTTTAGATAAAAATTATATGATAGGCGGTTCTAAAACTGAAGCAGGTATTAATCGAATTATACCAATACATCCAAGAATAAAACCACTAATTGAAAACTGGTATTATAATTCAAACTCAATATATTTAATATATAATAATGCAAATAATAAAATTTGTTATCAAAACTTTAGTGATAGAAATTGGGCAAATGTTATGAATACATTAAATTTTGTGCATTATCCATATGATTGTCGACACACTTTTGCAACTAGAATGGATGATGCAGGAGCAAACAAATTATGTATTAAATTAATCTTGGGACATAGAATAAACGATATTACTGATAAAGTGTACACACATAAAAAAATAGAACAACTTATTGAAGCAGTTAATATGCTTAAATAGGTTGTTTTTTTATAGTTATTTTGGGTCTTACATGGGTCTTACCTGGGTCTTACGGACTAGATTTAAGTGTGTTTTACCGATATCTTAAATAAAAAAACCGCATAAATACAAGGTTTTATGGGGTTTAATTTATTACATTTACTCTTCGAAGAAGAAATCATCAAAAAAATCATCGTAATCAGAATTATTTGTAGTTTTATTTTTTTCTTCTGGTTGTTTTATTTCTTGCTTATTATCTTCATTATTTTGTTCTTCTTTAAAATTATTATTCTCTTCTTTTACTTTAAAATTATTAAAATCAACCATATTGCTGTGGATAACTTCATCAATATTAGGATCTTTAGAAATTTTTCTTGTATCAAATAATTTTTCTTCATTATTACTTACTTTTACTTCCGGTTCTTCTTTTTGTTCTTCTACTTTTAAATTTGGTTCTTGAGCTTTATTTTTTTCAGCTTCTTGTTTCTTCTTTTCTTCCTCTTCTTCTTTTTCAAGTTCTGCAATCTTAGCATCTATTTCTTTAATCATTTTGTCAATGTCCATATCAGAACCAATACCTGGCATTCCTCCACCAAATGGATTCATACCAAATGGTGAACCTCCACCCATAGGTGAAGAACTACCATCCATTCCAGCATTTTTTAATTTTTCTTGTTTTTGTTTTCTAACAAATTCTTTTAAATCAAATGTTTTTATTGGAGTCATTTCTCTTTGTGGATAAACAACATTTTTACCATAGTGGTCAGCACCTCTACCAAAACCAAAATCTGTATCCCAATCCATTTTTAGTTTACCTCTAAATGGCGCACATCTTTGTTTGATTAATATAAATTCATCTGCTTTCATTCTTTGAAGTTCTGATACAGTAACAAGAGGTCTTGTTTCTTCTTTTTTATCCTTACCAACTCTAACAAGTTTATCACCACATAATTTACTAATCTCTTCTAGAGCTGATAATTCTCCTGTTAATAAGTATATTAAGTTACCACAGTTACCACGAATAGTTTCTGCATCATGATCACCATAATTTTGTTTTAACTGTGCAAAATTCTGGATGATAAATGTAAATCTTATTTGTCTTGAACGTGCTGCTGTAACCATTGTTGTAATATCCTTAAACTTAGGCATGTTAGCAAATTCATCAAGTAAGAAGTTTGTTCTAACTGGAAGTTTTCCACCATGTTGTTGTGCAACATTTATTAAAGATTCATAACACTGTTTAACAAATATAGTAGCAAGTGAATGGTATGTTGTTTTTTCATCTTGTATAATCATAAATACTGCTGTTGGTTTTTCACCTATACTATCCATTTCAAAATCACTTTTAGAAAGCATTTCTGATAAGTTTTTTGTAACAGCTAATGTTTTAACTTTATCCTTTAATACAGATACAATACCACCCTTTGTTTCATTTGGTGCATTAACTGTACCTAAAGCATTTACACAAGCTGGTGATGCTGGATCTTTTGCATTAAAATATTCCTTTAAATAATTTGATGCACCATACTTATCTTCACCCGTTGTCATCATTAAGTTTACACTATTAATATTTATTTCATCTTCATTTGCATCTTCAAATAATGCAAGTGATAAACCTGTTAAATAACTTGCGGCTGAATTCTGCCAAAATGGATCATTTCCTTGACCATCAACAACTATATTAAGTGATAAGTCATTTAATAGTTCATTTGCCTTATCAAAATTTCCTTCTTTTTGATACTTATATGGCAAATGATATGGATTCCAGCAATTACCTTTTTGTGGATCACGGAAATTAAGTATTATAATTTGGTAACCAAGTTCTCTCATAATACCAGAGTTATCTTCATAAATTTCACCTTTAGGGTCGGATATAATCATTGATTCTCTTGCCTTAACAAGCATTTGAACAGTAGGATTAATAATACCCTGTGTTTTACCTGAACCAGTCGCACCTATAACAAGAGTATGACTTTCACCATTATCAACATAAGCAGCCTCTTTATCATAAACAAGTGCAGTACCACCAGCTTTTGATTCTTTATCGACAAAAGGCACTCTTACAACACCCTTAGCACTTTTAATTTCTTTATCTTTGGCCCATCTAGCATATCCATCCTCTTTTTTCTCACTAGTATACCCAAAACCTTTTTCTCTTGTAAAAAAGTATGACGAAGTACTACCAAATAAAAATCCAATAGACACAATCCATAGCATTAATGTAACACCTATATATTTTGGGCCTAATGCTGGAAACGGATTAAGTCCCCATGGTGTTCCTTCATTTATAAAAAATGAAAAATTAAGTACACAAATACATATTAAATATAATATAAACAAAGATACAACAGCAAAAGCTATTACATCTTTTTTTTCTGCTCTAAATTTTAATTTCATACAATCAGCATCCTTCCGATTAATCTAAAATAATTATAACAAAAAAATAAGTATTTTTAAATACTTATTTTATTTGTTTTTATATTCATTATAAAAGTTTTGCGCTACTGATATACGTGCATCACAACCTGAACCAATTTCAAATCCATGGCAATATGCTGTAGTTGCTGATGCAATATCACTTTCTGAAGAAGCATTTCGCCATGTATTCTCATATGTTTTGTATGCCCATGATTCTTCTAATTCTGCATATAAAAGATCAAGTTGTAATCCCTCATCATCTATTGGAACATTATATTCAACCTTCATATTATAAAATCTTTCTTTTCTCCCCTGTGCAGTCCATTGAGATAATCCATAACCATATCTTCCATCGTAATTTCCATTTTTATCTGTATAATATTTGCAAACATTAGTTGATGCAATAAATTCTGATTTTCCAATTTTACCACTATTAATAGCTTCGGTTATTGTTTCATCAGTATAATTCTGTTCACAGGCATTTTCTAAATTGTTTGTTTTAAAAGCAGATTCGTTGTTAATATTTGCCATTATAGCCGCAATTTTAAATTTATTATATCCTTTAGCTGCGAAAAAGTTCCAAACTCTATCTTGTATAGTATCACCTACCAATGTTCCCGATGATTTTGTTGTACATTTTATAAATAAATTAGTTGGATCAATTACAATTCCATTTGCATCACTATTAGCATCCATAAATACAAAATGTAATCCTTCTGTATTATCAGTACTATTATTTATAGTACCAATTGTATCACCTTTAACTACTGTAGAATCAACTTTTAATCCACTTTTAACGTCAACATTAGAATATATTGTAAAAAACTTAAATGTTTCATTATCTACATTAATATCATGGCTTATTTTTATTGATTTACCACAAACCTTATCATTACAATTTGAATCTTCAATAGAAACTATTTTACCATTAGCAACCGAATATACATTTGATCCTAAGTTAACCCCAGCAGTTGTTGTATTTAAATCAACACCATTATGATTTTTACCATTTACTACTCCATAGGAATAATTATCACTAAATGATACATTAAAATTTTCAGCAATATCAACAGGTTTATTTAAATTATTAACCAGATTTTGATTAATCGCACCTATACATGATTCAACATAATTTTCACTACTAGTACTTTGATTTTTTAAAAATATATCCTCAAATAACTTCTTATTTGAAACAATATCATTATACAATTGTTCTTTTTTTCTTTCTCTATCATCACCTGTAAGTCCACCAAGCATACTTTTAAATTCTGGCATATATTCAAAATAATAATTTGTTAAATATTTTTTATAATTATCTTCATCATATTGAAATTCTCTATAATGAATATTCACAGTTAAAAAGCCATCATCACCATATAAATCAATATCTATTTTTGTTATATCTGCAAGTCCATAAAATATATCACTTATAAGTGTTCTAAATGTACTTTGAAAATCATCTGCTTTATTTGCCAAATCAGAAAAATATTCACCAGCATACTTTGAACCAATTACTGCAGCATATACCTCCTTAAACGGATTAAACAATAAACCTTTAATAACAGCTCCCAAAAAGTCTTTTAACATATCTGATATATCATTGGCAATATTAGTTCCATACATTTTAAGAAATTCTGTTAATGTTGCTTGTCGTTCCGCACCACGTCTTTCAGTTAATCCAAATGAATTAGTATAAAATTGATTCCTAGCAAGTTTTCTTAACCTATATATTTTACCAGCATTATATACTAAACCATTTTCATCAACAGTTTGTTTTGATTCATCATATTTTTCTCTGAGCCATTCTTTAACTGCGGAAAAAGCACCATCATTAGTTCCTAAATTTGTTACATCAATTGAATCTGAATCTTCTATCGAACCATATTTAGTATCATACCCCATTCCTTCAGTATAAAATAGTGTTGAAAGAAGCATTGGAACATCAAGACCACTACCATCATTAGAACAAGTATATTTATTACATAAATCTTCTAGTTCATCATAAAAAGCTTCTTTTGAATCTTGAAAACCAAAGCCATTATAAAAATTGGTTAATTTTTCACTAAAATTTGCAACACCAGTTACAGCTTCATCAATATAACCCCATGCTTCCATTAAAGGTCCCAATATCAGTTCAATAACAAAAAATATTAGTACAAATAACAACAAGAAACCTAATATATAAGGAGCTGCGGCTAAGAGTATCTTTTTACCAATTTTTTTTGCAGCATTTGATAAAGTCATTTTAGCTGCTTCAACCGGATGTTTTGCCATATATGCTTTAGATTTTAAATTATCTTTTTTTGCATTTTTTTCATCTTTCTTTGCTTGTTTTAAATTATTCTTTTCATCTTTTTCTTCTTTTTTTGCGTCTTTAGCATCTTTTTTTGCATTAGCAAGATCTTCTTTATCCTGGTTCGTTCTTTGACCTCTTGGAATATTTTTATTTTTTTCTTTTGCACTATTTAATCTGTCTTTGGTATGATCCTTATTATCAGATGCTTTCTTTAGATTATCTTTAGCGTCCTTTTGTCTTTTTTTAGCATCATTGATTTGATTTTTATAATAATCTTTATCATTAAGTCTTTTTTGAAATGCATCTCTACCACTATCTGCTTTTTTATATCCGTTATTTTTAGCATCATCAATTTTATCAAGACCATCTGCTATTTTATTTCTAGAATAATTTTTTGCCATTTTCTGAGTAGGTCCATTAGTTGGCATAAAAGCACCACCATCATTTTTTATAGCCTTTTTACCAATGCTTTTTGGTACACCAAATTTTGATAAAGCTTCTGCACCTTCATTTTCTAAAGCATCATCTACTCTTTCTCGTGACGTCATAGAAGATGATTTCTCATTTGTACCTAATAAAGTTTCAATAGAATCTTTATGCTCATCAAATTTTTCAAAATCATTATTATCTTCCATTTAATCACCACCTTTTACTACAAAATATTTATATATTATAATCCGCCTCTTGTACCAAATGAATCAAGCTCAGCATCAGTTGCTATTACACTTATCTGCATACGCTTACTTCCACATACAAATAATGCATCACCTTGATTATAACGTTTAATATTTTCTTTTTCATTATCATTTAAATCTATTAGTTTTGATAAATCTTCAACAGCCTGTTTTTTAAGACCCATTACTAAGTAATATGAAGCATTATCAAATATAGCTTTACCTTGCATTAATACTTCTGGAGCAGCAAAATCACTTGGTTGTTGTGTAATAATTATAGTTCCACTATTATATTTACGAGCTCTTCTTTGTACTTGCGCTAAGAAATCCGCACCCAAAGTATTATCATTACCAAGTAATGTATGTGCCTCATCAACTTGAAGAATTGTATTTTGACTTGAATCAAGACATAATCCCCAAGCGTATTTTAATATATTGAAGAATAATGCATTTTTTACATTTTTTTCAGCATTAATTAATTCCCTTATATTAAATACAATAAAGTTTGATCTTGGACTAATTGTTGTATGACCATTAAAATAATGTTCAAGGCCACCAGTTACTAATGGTCTAACTTTTATTTCAAGTTTTTCCATTATATCTCTTTCTCTTGTTGCCTCACCATAAGATAATATTCTACCTCTTATTGTTGTATATACATCACTAAATGTTGGAAAATCTTCACTTGTTAATTTAGTAAAATCTGTTTTAATATTTATATTAAATCTTTGATAAGTTTCAACAACAACTTCATTAAATAACGTTAAAACATCTTCCTCTATTGATGGATCATAATACTTCATAAATGCCTTTAAAGTTTGAAGAGCTTTTGCTAAAACAGCATATCCAAGCCCCCTTGAAGATTCTTCTTCATCAGCATCAGGTACTATTTCAAGTGGATTAATCATTCCAAATTCTCCACCTCTACCTAAATCAATAAAATCACCATTATAAAGTCTAGCCATAGGTTCAAGCTCACCTTCAGGATCTATTGCTATAATCTTATAACCATTTCTAACATGTGATCTTAAAAGTAATTTAGCGGCAGTAGACTTACCACTACCAGACGTACCTAAAATAATCATATTAGCATTATTTCTATTATGTTCTTTCTTTATTTGATATAAAAATTGATTAAATAAAATTATACCACCTGAAAAATCTACTCCAAGTAAACATGATAAACCTTGGTCTTTAATACTATCAAATACAAATGGATACATAGCTGCAAGTGTAGGAGATGGAATTGGTGTTCCAATTCTATCTTCTATATCTTGTTTATCAAATATTGGTAAACATGATTTTAGTACCTTTTCTTGTTCAAATCTAAGTGGAATAGCTCTCATTTCCATAGCTTCAAGAGTTGACTTTAATGATACTTTTGTTCTTTCAAGTTCTTCCTTTGTATCAGCAGTTATCATTATATGCATTTGAAAATCAAATACCTTGGATTGATTTGTTGTAATAACCTTTATAAAATTTTCTAAAGATTCATAATCTTGTCTAATACGCTCTTGATATGTTGCATCTGATTCCTTTTGATATCTATCATATAAATCAATTAATTGCTTATTTAACATTTTTGATACGACTTCAAATGCTACTGGTATATGTTTTATAACAATCTTAACACCAGCCATACCCGATGTTAAACTAGATAAATAACCTGGTGTTATATATTTTGGATATGAAAGTACAGTTAATATAGTAGCAAATTTATCACTAATTATAAAATCAGCTGTATTAAAAGTCATTCCTTTTGGAGCAATTTCTTTTTTAGTTGTCACTTGTAATCACCGTCCCACTTTCATATTTAATTCCACCATTTAAGAAATTATCTATAATCATTCTTAAATCTTCATTAGAAGTTTGTGATGCAATTAAGCCACACGTAGCTAAATTGCTTATAAGATTTCTTATCTTTTTTTGAACTAAGTCCATATCTTTATTATTATCTTTAAATAGAATAAAATATTCTGTATCAACAATACCATTATTCATAAATAATTCTGCCTTTGCTATATCATCTAATATTAATTTTCTATAAACTGGACTTTGAGTATCATTTAATTGTAATTGCAATTGTGATATATATAAATTTATATCAACAGGTCTATCTGCAATTATTAACCAAAATTCATAATCAATTAAATTATAAAATGTTCTAAAAGATTCTATAATTGTATCCCTATAATTTTCTTCCAATATAAATATATTTCTTGGTTGAATCTTTACACCAGTAACAATTTTTTTATTATCAAGTATAATCATATTATTATTTATATCTTTAACAGGTACCCAATTTTCTGTATAAATACTACTTGTATTCATTTCTATAACACCAACCTTCCCATTTGTAATTTCTTCTTCCATAAAAGAAATTTATAATTTCTTTAATTAATGTAAGTACATTATGATAATTTGGAATTGGAAAAACCAAAAAACCTGTTATAAGTAATGGAAATAAACAAATTAAAGCCATTTTTAATGTTTCTGGAGCAATAACAGTCAATAACAAAATTGTTACAATTGCACCACCACCCACCAATCCTAAATCAAACTTGGTGAATACTCCAAATATTAATGTACCTTTTTTTGCATTTGCAGGGATTAAATAATTCACTATATATCACACTCCTTTTTATTCATCATCTTTCAATTTAAATTTTGGCTTATCAGAATCTTCATTACTAGGGGCAAACATTCTTTCCATTTGATCTATACTTTGTTTGATATTATCTTCGCGTTTTTGTTTTTCCACTTCTTCTTGATTTAAGTGCAATCCACCCGATGACGAAATATTATAATCATCTGGTTTAAGTGGTTCTGGTGCTGTAGTACTTAAATCAATATTTAGTCCATCACTATTCCCACCATTTGTACTTGAGTTATTTGTTTTTGTCGTATTTGAATAACTTGATGAAGTTTGACTATTAGAACTATTCTGTGCATTAGGCTTTATAACTACTTGTGTAGCATTAATTTGATCAATGTATTTTTGACCAGCAGTTGTATTGTTTACACTTTTCTTATTCGAATCAACAGTTGATTTTACAATTGCAGTTGAAGCAGCAACATATCTATCCATATCAGCCTTAACAGTTTCACTCTGATTCTTATAAACGTTGTCATAATCTTTCTTTGCAAAATCATAGTTTTCAGTAAATTCTTTAGATATCCCAGAAACTTTATTCATTTTTAACTCTCCAGATTGATCTAACAAACCATTAATTTTTGAATTACTTGATTTAGTAATGACTCCTTCAAGTGAATCTATATCTGTTGACACCTTTTTAATTGACGAAGCCTGTATTTCACCTTTACTATACAAATCTTTAAGTCTAGATCTTAATTGACTTACAGATAAATTGCCTGCCTGGAAATCCTCTTGTAATGATGCTAACTCTTGCTTTCCATCTGTTGTTCTTGCACTTAATTTCATACTTTCTAGCTTATCTACAACATCTTTTGACTTTCCACTAATCGCTTCTATTTCAGATTTTGCTACATTTGCCTTGTGCAATTGATTTATTTTTTCAGCATTATTTCTGCCAACGTCCTTTTGGATGTTTCTATTGAAATTATCAATTGTTGATGAAAGTTCACCACTTTTAACTCTACCATATTCATCTAATCCAATTTTTTCATTAAACTTATTATCTTCTTTTCTATCTTTATTATATTTTCTATCAGTACCAAAACCTGTTTCATTCCAAGTTTTTCTTCCAGATTTTAATCCGTCTATTGTACTTTTACCACCCAAGAATGTACCTGCTGTTTTGCCTACAGCTGTAGCACCTCTACCAAATTTAGTATCTTTTAATTTGTTATCCCATAATTTTTTACCAGCAATACCGCCAGCAATTGCTCCTGCACCTATAGGTGTTAATGCAGCTGCGCCTAAACCAAGGCCTGCAGCACCAAGTCCCGCAACATTCTTTACAGCCCCCCAAGCTTTTTGAGCTTGTTTTCCAACAAGAGCCATTTCTCCAAGTCTTCCACCAATTCCACCACTAGTTTTCATATTTGTACCAAAAACTTTATTTATCATATCAGGTAATTGTTTAACAAATATTAACATTCCAACTACAAGAAATGCCTTAAATACAAATGTCCAATCGTTATCACCAAAATCATCTGTAAAAGTTGATAAATTTGAAATTAAAAATAAATAAAATGCCATTGATGCTATTCTTATAAATAAAGACATATAAGTTGAAATCAATTCTTTAAACCACGATGATAAGATTTTATCACCTGCAGCTATATAACCTACAATAGATATTGGTGCCGTTAACTCTAAAAAAGCTAATTTAAATATTCTAACAGCAATATCCATTGCAAATAAAACCAAAATATATACGGTAGCACCTCCAACTAATATTGCTAATAAGCCATCGAAATTGAAAGCATAATCTTCATCATCAAATTTCAAATGAAAACTTTCATCTGAATCACCCTCACGAGTAACATTAATATTTTTAGCTATATCACCTATATAACTAATATCTGATGCAACCATATTCTCATAACTCTCAGAAACATTTGCTGCAATTTTAACTTCATCATCAACTGGATATAATACTGATGAAATAAGTGTCCCCGCAATAACTTGCCCACCATTTCCACCAACTTCACAATCAGAATCAGAATCTTTGCAACTAAAATCCACACCAACCACTACTTTTTCTATAACACTATTTGTCATAATTGATTCTTGAATTTTATACAATTCTGTAAATCCAAATGGAACTATTACCATAAGTGCTAAACCAATAATTGACCTTTTAAAAATTGCTGTTACACCTTTTTTCTTATCACTAAGTAAATCCGGATTAACAATAGCAGATAAAATTGTAATAGAAAAGGCAAATAACATAACTACACTTACAAGAACATATATATTTGAACTTAATTGTTGTATTATATCTTGACTTAAAATATGTGTATTTGCTAAATTATAAAATATTTTATATATATATACTATTATTTTATAAATAGGTTTACATATATAAATTAACAATTTTCGTAATAATCCACCCATTTTCTACCTCCTAATTTCCTAAAATAACACATTTCATAAGATTTGTATCTATATTTGTATAAGAAAGCAATATATTTATAATTAATGGTACTAAAACAAACAAAACAACAAGTAATAATCTTTTTGGAAATAGTTTTTTTGATTTTTCCATCTTTTCAATATCTGATGCCATAACAGCCTTTGCATAATCCAATGAACCAAATACTATAACTAAAATTGGTGCAATTATTTCTAATATTACATATATTGTATGAAAAACTACAACATCTTCACATTTTAATTCAGCTCTTTTATTAAAATCTATATCTATTTCAGGAGCTTTTACCCTATATAAGTTTTCTGTTAGCTTTTCTAATTCAGATGAATTATTTTGTACCTTAGTTAATATATTCTGATATTCGCTTCCACCAAAGCAACCCTTCATACAATTATCTAACTCTGATGCAGGAACATTTGCACAACTATTTTTTTTACAATTATTACACTTTTTGTATGGCTCACTCTGAACACACGCATTAAAAGCATTTGTTTCATATATCTTTCCCGTACTATCAGAGCAAACAGAATGGCATATATTTTCTTTATATTTATCTGCAGATTTTTTTCTTGAATCTGCCTCATTTGTTTTTTCTTCTGTATTTTTTTTTGTAACCAAATTAATTAAATAATTCATTGTTTTATATGATGAATCTTGATATTTCTCATTATAAATAGTTTTATATGTACCATCGTTTTGCAAGAACTCTCTTAATTTTTTATAATTTTCAATTCTATACAAAAATACTTGTCTTGTTTGCCATTGTTCCAATGTCATATTTGAATCATCCGATTCACTTCCAATTGAATCAGACAATGCATATTTTTTAAATGATTCATAATCTGAAAAACTATAATTGGTAATATTCAAATAATCTTTTTTTATTGATAATGTTTCATTAAATACAGTCATTTTTATAGTATCATTTTGAACAGATACCTCATTCATCGAATCAATATTTGAATTTCCATCGTTATTAAATCCATATAATAAATTAAAATATTTTTCTATAGCAATTTTTGGTTTGGAAGATACATCTCTTCCATCTATTACTTGTTTTTTTAAAAACATTGGATATGGTTCATTTGATGAGTGTATTGCTCTTATATCAGCAAGATATTGTTTTGATTTTTTTTTGGACACAAAATTATTTTTCTCTACCTCAACATAATATTTATCATAGTAAGAATAATCTTCAGAATTTTCAAGAAAATCTTTAAAAGTTTCCCATTTAATTGGCTTTATTGCGTCATCTCCAAAACCACCTTTTTCATAATATATATATAAAGGACATGTTCTATAATCTTCTCCTCTATTCTTTTTAGATCCATTTCCTTCGCCCTTTATATATTTGAAAAATTTCTTATCATCAAAACCTTTATTTTCAGCCAATGAATTATATGTTGATGCATACGTTAATGTATAACTGTCATCATTTCCAGAATATTCGACTATAAGTTCGTTAGATTCTTTTGAACCAGTTATTCCAATATTATAATTTAAAGGTAAAACATAAGTACACTTTATGCTATCTTTATATCCATCAGCTAAGGCAACAATATTCTTAGTAAAAAAAGCTACTAAAACTATATTTAAAGCAATTACAATTTTTAACAAGTTATTTTTCATATATAATTATCCTACTTTCTCACTATAATAATAACATAAATAAATAAAAAAAGAAATAATTTACATTTCTTTTTTTTTATTTATGATTTTTTGCCATTTTGTAAATTTTCACTCACATCTATTGCACCATTCCATTCAGAATTATTCCAGCAATCAATCCAATCACTATTACCTGTTGTTACAAAACTTAAAACCATATTTACAATTATTGGTATTAAGAATACTATAACAGCTGCTATAATTCTTTTAATAAATGGTTTTTGTGCTTCTTTCATTTTCTTTTCATCACCAGCAATTACAGCTTTTGCCATATCAATTGTTCCCATAATAATTAAACCAATTGGAACAACTAATTGAAGTACTTTTATAACCATTTTTGCAAGACCAACAACTTCAGCAATTCCACCAGTACATACAGATGATGGTGTTTTATTAGCTAAAAATAATAAAGCATCTAACATATATATTTCCTCCCAACTTTTTTTATTTATACATTTATTTTATAATTATTATTTGCAATTGTCAACTAATTATTTATATAAATGTAAATATTTGTTAATTATAATTTAGCATATAAATTGTATTTATTAAATTTTTTTATTAAAGTATAACCACAACTATCTTTTTTTAATTTATTATACATTGGGTCATCTTCATTAACTAAAATATGCGTAAACTTATATTTATTTATGTAATCTTTATAATCGATTTCATTGTTTCCTAATTTTGTATATTCATCATAAATATCACTCTTATGATTGTTTTTTTTCAGATAAACTTCTGCTCTAGGATCAATATTTACCTTTATTTCTTTATAAACAGCATAACTTCCATCATTAAAATTAATATATAATTTTATATTTTCTTTATTATAATTTTTTACTAAATAATCTATAGGTTCTCTTGATTCTGGATAAAAATCTCTTTTAATAAAAATTATAGATGATATTGTAACAATTAAAAAACTAATTACAATAATATTTTTTAATATTAATGGTATAAATCTTTCAATATCAATATTTATTATTTTATCTTTATATAAGTATGATAATGGAAATAAAGCTCCTATTATAAATAGTGCTATACTTCTTGAACAATCAAATGCAAGATATGTTGTTCCAAATAATAA